AGAATTGTTAACAATTCGGCTAGACTTGCAATGTCAGAGTACAATGAATTCTACAAAGAACTAGATAAAGCGGCTAAGCAAGGTAAGAAAGCTGGTGACTCTATCTCAGTTGGTGGTAAGAACATCAAACTAAAATCTAATCCAAAGAAAATGTCTGACCTAACTGACTCAGACTTTGCAAAAATCGATGTAGTAGCACAGAAACTAATGGACGCAAGTTGCGGTTCACATGGAAAAAAACGAAAATAACTATTGACTTTCGTAGTCACTTAATGTATTATAAAAGAGTGTCCTAGAAATAGGGCGCTCTTTTTTAACCTAAGGAGGCAACTATATGTCAATCGATACATTAAGTCCAGAAGACAAAGCAAAACTAACACAACTCGTGGATGAAGGTTGTTCAGTTTTACAGGAATGTGAAGACCTTAAAGGTGGTCTACGTGATACAGTTAAAGCAATCGCAGATGAGTTTGATATCAAACCAGGTGTTCTAAATAAAGCGATTAGCCTAGCACATAAGGCAAAACTAACAGAAGCAAAACAAGACTTTGCTGATGTTGAAGAAGTGTTAGAGACTGTAGGACGCACCCTGTAAATGAGTTATGTAGACGCTTATTACAATAGAGATAAAGACATTGTTCAAGTAATAGAACGTGTCGATGGAAAACGTGTCTATAACGATTTCCCTGCATGGCGAACTTTCTATGTGAAAGATCCTCGAGGACAACACTTAAGTATTCACGGAGATAAAGTCCGTGAAGTAAAGTGTAAACGGCTCAAAGACCTACACAAAGAACGAAGAATAAATGCAGGTAAGTCACTATACGAAAGCGATATCAAACCAGAAGTAAGATGCTTAAGTGAGAACTACAACGGTGTAGATTCTCCAAAGCTACATACTGCTTTTTTTGATATCGAAGTAGACTTTGATGCAGATAAGGGATTTGCTCCACCAGAGGATCCCTTTATGCCTATCACTGCAATCACTGTTTATCTACAGTGGTTAGATAAACTTGTAACATTCGCTATCCCTCCTAAACATATGCAAGAGGGAGAAGGACTTGAAGAAGCAGAACGCATTTGTAATCAATTTGATGATACATTTTTATATCTTGATGAAGTAGATATGTTAAATGATTTCATTGCATTGATTGATGATGCAGATGTTTTATCAGGTTGGAACTCAGAAGGTTTTGATATTCCATATACAGTTAGACGTATTACTCGCATGATGAGTAAATCACATACACGCAAACTGTGTTTATGGGACTTGCTTCCGCATGAAAGAAAAGTAGTCAAATATGGCAGAGAACAAATTACATATGATTTGTCAGGGCGAATTCACCTAGACTATCTTGAACTTTATCGTAAGTATACATACCACGAAATGCATTCGTACTCACTTGATGCTATCGGCGAATACGAACTTGGTGAAAAGAAAATTGCATATGAAGGCACACTAGACCAATTGTATAACAGAGACTTCTATAAGTTTGTTGAATACAACAGACAGGACGTTGCACTTCTTGGTGAAATGGATAAGAAGCTACAATTTATTGATTTAGCAAATGAAATTGCACACGACAATACAGTTAATATCAAAACAACTATGGGTGCAGTTGCAGTTACAGAACAAGCAATCATTAATGAAGCACATAGACGAGGTATGGTTGTTCCAGATAGAAAGAAGCGTGACTGGACAGAAGAAGATATTGAACCCACTGACGCAGAGTTAGAAGCGGCAGAGAAACAGAAAGCCGCGGGCGCCTTTGTTGCAGATCCAAAGACTGGAATTCAACGATGGGTATCAGGTATTGATATTAACTCACTCTATCCATCTATTATTCGTGCATTAAATATGTCTCCAGAAACTATTGTTGCACAACTCGAACCAACTCTAACAGAAAAAATGATTGGTGATAGAATTGCTAATGGTAGACGAGGTGGCGGTAAAGGCTTTGGTGCGGCGCAGGCTTGGGAAGATACGTTTAGTGCAGAAGAATTTAGACTTGTTAATGAAAAAGATAAAACAGAAAAGATTAATCTTGTATTAGAAGATAATAAAGATGTTCGAAATGAAATGACAGGCGCAGAGATACACAACTTAGTATTTCAAAGTGACTTGCAATGGGCAATTACTGCCAATGGTACAATTCTAAAACAAGACGTACAAGGTATCATTCCTAGTTTATTAGAACGTTGGTATGCTGAACGTAAGATACTACAAGCAAACAAGAAAAAAGCTATTGAAGATGGCGACAAAGAAGCTATTACATTTTGGGATAAACGACAGCTAGTTAAGAAGATTAACTTGAACAGTTTGTATGGTGCGATTTTGAACGCTGGTTGTAGATTTTATGACAAACGTATTGGTCAAAGTACAACTCTATCTGGTCGTTGTATTACAAGACACATGGGTGCTAAAACTAATGAAGTAATCGCTGGTACTTATGATTACAAAGGCGAGTCCATTATCTATGGTGATACAGATAGTATCTATTATTCTATGTATCCTGTTTACAAGGAAGACATTGATGCAGGTAAGATTGAATGGACTAAAGAAAAAGTTATTGAACTGTACGATGAAATTGCAAATCAAGTCAATGCAAGTTTCCCTGACTTTATGAAAGACTTCTTTAATGCTCCACGCAAACAAGGTGAGATTATTGCGGCGGGTCGAGAGAACTGTGCAACTATGGGTATCTTCATTAAGAAGAAACGATACGCAATGCTTATCTTTGATGATGAAGGCGTAAGAAAAGACGTAGATGGTAAACCTGGTAAAGTAAAAGCTATGGGTCTCGATTTAAAACGTAGTGATACTCCTGATTATATGCAGAACTTTTTGAGTGATGTTCTTGTTACAATTCTAACAGACGGTACAGAACAAAACGTAATCGATATGGTTAAGATATTTAAGAAAGAATTCAGAGCAAAGCCTGGTTGGGAGAAAGGTACTCCTAAACGTGTTAATAATCTTACTATGTATAGAAATAAAGTAAAAAAGATTGCAAAGCAACAAGGCAAAGATTTCAAACTAGAGGGAAATAATAGCAAAAAAGATAAAGTACACTTGCCGGGACATGTTAGTGCGGCTTTGAATTGGAATACACTACGTGAATTACATGGTGACAAATATTCTGTTGAAATTACCGATGGTATGAAGACTATTGTATGTAAACTTAAACCAAACGCTTTAAAAATGACAAGTGTTGCAATTCCAATTGATGAAAAGCGTATTCCTGAATGGTTTCAAGAACTTCCTTTTGATGATGATTTAATGGAATCAACAATTATTGATAAGAAACTAGATAATCTTATTGGTGTTCTTAAGTGGGACTTAAGTGATGCTGATGCGTCTGAGCAATTCACCAATCTGTTTGATTTTTGATATGCACAATGTAGGAATAGTAGGGTCTAGTTATAGTGTAGGTTGTCACCATAACAAAGAGACCGGAGAAAACAATTTAGCATTGCCATTTGAAACATGGCTAGAGAAATATACAACAAACATGTCGTTTGTTAATTCAGCATGTTCTAGCAAGGGCACAGAACTTTACCTAAATAAGATTGTATACTTAAAAGAAAAATATAACATTGATATTCTGTTAATGGAGTTAGTAAACAATAGGTCAGAATTAAACTTTAAATGTCTTACAGAACCTTATCTAAAGATAAAACATGTCACTGATATGTCTATCATCGAAGATGATGTTTATAAAGATTCTGCATCGATATATGAATTTATGAGAGCATTAACGCAAGATATGGAAGAAGAATGGTTTGCAAAAACTAGAAAAACTTTTCAGCATTGGAAAGAAACACAAGAACAGATGGCGGCAAATCATATGTCACCAGAGTTTTGGGGCATGTTAGATGTGTATCAGGCAATTAAATTATGCAAACTATTAGATATAAAGGTTGTAACATGGCACAAATCGTGGGACTTCTATAACTATCCTGGATTTGAATCAATGCTACAGAAATCATTGTATATAGACTTTGATGGTACAAATGCACATGAGTATTATACAAAGAAGTATGCCGATAAAGATATTACATGCGATGGTAATCATTTCAATGATGAAACTAATGAAGAAATGATAAGAGATTTTATTGCACCTAAATTGGAGAGAATAAAATAATGTCATATACTGACTTAATTAATCGTAGAGCGACTAATGAAGCGTCTGATGAATGCTATACACCAGAGGATCAAATACTTCCTCTGCTAAAATATTTAGATAAGGATAAGACTTATTATGAAGCGACTAGTGAAAAAAGCGGTAGCATTGTTTCCGGATTCAACAAATACGGTTATAATATTGTTGGGTCTGATGGTAGGGATTTCTTTGATTGTACACGGAGTGATGTCTATGATGGCATTATAACTAATCCACCGTATAGCAAGAAAGACCAATTCTTAGAGCATTGTTATGCATTAGATAAGCCGTTTGCTTTGTTACTTCCCGTGACAAGTTTTCAGGGAGCAAGACGAGGGAAGATGTTTATGGACAAAGGAATGTCCGCACTTGTGTATAATTATCGTATTGATTTTACTGGAAAAGGTTCGCCTACATTCGGTAATGCTTGGTTTATATGGGGTTTTATGCCTCCAAACCAAATACATTGGGTAGATAATCCAGTAGCAGGAAAAACTAAAAAGGGTATTGACATTGATAGCAAATAGTGTTAATATAGTATTAATAAACCATAAGGAGAAAGAAAATGCAGGATATTTTAAAGGATATTGTTAAGCATACTCATTCGTTAGGTATCATTCAAGCGGCTAAAGTCACTACAGATGATACTGGTACAACGATTGATGCTATGGATGACGATAGAACAGTGGTGTTACGAGGCAAACTACATACACCAGTTAACGAATTCAAAGGCAAGTTTGGTCTTGGTAGACTAGGCGTACTCAACGGTTATCTAAACTATGAAGGTGAAGATAGAGAAGGTAAATCAGTTAAAGCCGGTGTAGAAGTTGGACATGAGGAACGCAATGGCGAAATGGTCCCTACACAACTATCATTCTCAATCGAAGGTGCAATGCAATCAACTTATCGTGTAATCGTAAGTGAACTTGTTGATGCACAGATTAAAACAGCAAACTTTAAAGGTGCCAAATGGGACGTTGAAGTTATGCCAACACAAAAAGCAATCAAAGACTTACAATACTTTGCAGGTATTCTAGGAGCATTTGATCCACTCTTTACTGTTAAGACAGTAGACGGTGTACTGAAATTCTTTATCGGTGACCGTTCAACAGACAGAGTAGAACTTCCATTCGCACAGAATGTTAACGGTGAACTAAACACTGGTTGGAGTTTCCCTCTATCGACTGTACTTACAATTTTGAAACTTGGTGATACTAGCACAATGAGTGTTAAAATCTCAGACCAAGGTGCAATGATGATTCAAGTAGATAGCGGATTAGGTCTATACGAATACATCTTACCAGCTAAATCAGGTAATTAAAGCGTGAAAGACTTAGGTAAAAATAATCTAAGTTCCGGTTATGCAATCTTTTTGCCGGCTATTTCAAATTTCTATGTTCGCAAAATCTCTCAGCATTATGCGGACAAGACAG